CTGATATGACGAACGACCGGGCAGCATCACTACCTGGCGGGCGGCGTACACCGGATGGCCTGCATGGTGATTTCATCACGGTATGCGTAAAGGCCAGCGATTTGCGGAAAATCCCGATACAGGGCACGAATTTCAAGGTGGATGGGAAACGCTACACTGTGGATTCCTGTACGGATGACATGGGGATGTTGACCATCATCTTAGGAGCCTACCGCATGGGAGGCGGTTTTCAATGATTGAGATTGACGCCAGCGCATTGGACAGGGCTGAAAAGCTCCTGCAGGGCATACCGGGAGCGGCTAAGAAAGCCGCGAATACTGCGGCAAGGAAAACCGTGCGGGGTGCCAGGAAAGACGCAGTGCAGAAAGTTCGGGAACGCTACACGATAAAGAGCAGCTATGTCACGCGCACGATATCGTTCAGTACTAATCTGGGCGGGATGTACTTCGGCTTCCAGTCAAAAGGCCGAGTCAATGACCTGGCTTATTTCAAGCATTCGCCGGGAAGCGTACCGAAAAGGCGGCCACCGCGGGGAAAATATCTGTATTCGCAGGTGGTCAAGGGGCAGGGGGGCACCATAGCCCATGCCTTTTTGGCCAAAATGAAGAGTGGGCACGTGGGCGTGTTCCACCGCACCAGCGGTAACAGCAGCCTGCCAATCGAAAAACTGTCCGGCCCGTCTACACCGCAGATGCTAGGCAGCCCAACAGTGGCAGATTTCATCCAAAAACGGATGGAGGAACGGCTGGCGGCGAATGTTGACCATGAGATTAACGCATTTTTAATGGGGTATAGAACATGATGATTCCGGAAAGGCTGGTTAACTGCCTGAAAAACGAAATAACCATAGCGGTCAAAGATTACCGCATGAAAGCAGAGGGGCAAGAGGATAAACCAGTAACGGTATATGCCCAGCATATTCCCAATGAAGAATTTGAGGATGACAGTTACTATCCCCTGGTTATACCAAGTCTGCAGAAAGTTGAAGACGCCGAACCCGTAGAAGGAACCGGCTCAACGGCTACGGTTGGCATAACCTTTGGTGTATATGGTGAGGATAAACTGGCATGGATGGATTTGCTGAGCATCATGGAGCGGGTACGGCAGCGGCTTTTGATATTCCGCGTCTTAGACCGACGTTTCCGGCTTATCCTGCCAGTGAAATTTGAGACTATTGAAAATCAGCCGTACCCGTTCTGGTTCGGCTATGGAACTGTCACATATCAGATTGGCCAGCCTAATGAGAGGATGGCTGATAATTGGGAGCGCATTATGGAGGAGGACAATCGATGAGCGAGAAAAAAGCGGCTGATAAAGCCAAGGATGCCGCTGTCAAGACCAAAAAGCAGGCGGCGGAAACAGTTGAGACGGTTATTTATATCGGCCCCAACAAATTGATGGCTGGCCTGAAGAGTTACACAGTGTATCGCGGGCGGCCGGATGAGCTGATTGAATCGGTGGCCGGGAAATATAAAAACATTGCCCGCCTGTTCGTGCCGGTGGACGGCCTGAATGATGCCATGGCGGCAGTGAAGAAAAAAGGAACGCCGGTTAATCTGGCTTACAACGAGATGATGGGGGCGAATGAATAATGGCATACAAACATGGCATATACACCAGCGAGCAGGCCACGTCGCTGGTATCGATGACACAGACCGATAGCGGCCTGATTGTGGCTGTGGGCACGGCACCGGTACACCTTGCCAGTGCGCCGGTAGAAGCAAACACCCCGGTGCTTTGCTACACGTATAAAGAAGCAGTGGCCGCGCTGGGCTATTCGGATGATTGGGATAAATATACCCTTTGCGAAATGATGAAAACGCATTTTGCCCTGTTCAATATGGCGCCGATTGTGCTTATCAATGTCCTGGATAAGACCAAGAACGCCCACAAGACAACTCAGGCAAAATCGTTTGACATTACGGATGGTGTGGTGACGGTTACGGATCCGATGCTTATTGATACTTTGGAGGTTAAAGCATCTTCGGAAGCGGCTACGCCTTATGTATTGGATACGGACTATACGGCTGCGTATAACGAGGATGGCGAGGTGGTTATCACCCCCATTGCGGGCGGCGGCATTTCCACGGAAGCAACGGCGCTCTATCTGAGCTATACCCTGCTGAATCCGCAGGGCGTAGCCAATACTGATATTGTGGGCGGTATCAATATCACGACGGGCAAAGCAGAAGGTTTGGAACTGATTGACGAAGTTTACCCGCGTTTTGGTATCGTGCCGGGTATCATTGTAGCCCCGGGCTGGTCGCATGATACGGCTGTATCTGCTGTGATGAAGGCCAAGGAACACAATATCTGTGGGCACTTCAATGCGATTTCTATCTGTGATATTCCCACGGATACCGTAAAGACATATACGCAGGCCAGCGCGTGGAAGAACAACAACAACTTTGCTGATAAGGATTGCTTGCTTTGCTGGCCGATGCTGACGCTGGGCGGGCAGAAATACCATATGTCCGGCCAGTTGGCTTCCTTGATGAACTACACGGACAGCCAGCATGACGATATTCCGTACTATTCCCCGTCTAACAAGTCTCTGCAGGCAGATGGTGCTTGCCTTGAAGATGGCACGGAAATCTTCCTCAATTCGTCACAGGCAGCATATCTCAATGGGCAGGGGATTGTGACGGCCTTAAATTTTATTGGCGGCTGGAAAGCATGGGGCAACCGCACCACGGTTTACCCCAGCAACACCGACACGAAAGACAATTTCGTAAATAACCGCCGTATGTTCAATTGGGTAGGCGCAACGCTGGTAACGTCGTTCTGGGCTAAGATTGATGAACCCACCAACAAACGTTTGATTGAGACCATTGTGGACAGTGCCAATATCTGGCTGAATGGCCTGACGGCAAAGGGCGCATTGCTGGGCGGTCGTGTCGAATTCCGTGAGGACGAGAATACCACCACCGATTTGATGGACGGCAAGCTGTATTTCCATGTCTACATGACGCCGCCGGCACCGGCCCGCGATATCGAATTTGTACAGGAATATGATCCTGATTACATTTCGACACTGTTTGCATGATGAATGAGGAGGCATAGAGACGATGGCAAATGTCAATATTGTACGCGATAAGCTGGTGAACTTCGAAGTGTTCATTTCCGGCGGCCGCAAGCTGGGCATGGCGGATGTTACCCTGCCCAGTATTGAATATAAAACATCCACCCTGTCCGGTGCTGGTATCGGCGGTGAAATCGAGATGCCGACGCCAGGGCAGACTTCCAGTATGGAAATCGAAATCAACTGGCGCACTATCAATGATGATAATGCGGCCTTGCTGGCTGTAAAAGCTCATGATTTGGAATTCCGTGGCGCGAATGAGAATTATGATGCCGGTACTGGTGAGCTGGTTACCGAGGCCGTCAAGGTAAACGTCCGCAGCCTGCCGAAAAAGGGCGATTTGGGTTCCCTCAAACCGGCAGATCATACCGATACCAAGAGCACGTTGGAGGTTATCTACTTCAAAGAAACCATTGACGGCAAACGTCAGATTGAGATTGACAAGCTGAATTACATTCACTATGTAAACGGCGTGGACTATCTGGAAGGCGTAAGAAAAGCCCTGGGATTGTAAGAAAAAAGGGGCAAGCCGATAAGGCAAGCCCCTGATTATTGGAGGTATAGAAAATGGCAGAAGGAAATACGAAACTTGATTTGGAAAACCTGGAAACACGGCTGGATGAGCTGGATAGTGATGCGTTCATCACGGCGGAAAGGGAATGTCGAAAGAGCGCCGATCCTACCCCAGATTTGATTTATAGCAGTGTCTTTTGTGCAAAGCTGGCGGCGGCCGCCTTAGAAGCACCCTATGCGCAGGTTAAGGCGTTGAAAATGCCGGTTTTCGTAGCTGTTGTTGAGAGAACCCGGAATTTTTTATTAAGAACTTTGGGCGAGACGGTAATCCAGTCCGACAACTAAGGCTTATTATCTTCAAGCTGCGGGATGCGGAAAGCATGGAATACTGGCAAGCACAGACGTTGCGGGAGCTGTCGGATTGGCTGGATGTAATCAAGGCTTCGAAGGAATAAAAAAAGCCCCGCCGGATGGCGGAGCAGATTCAGGCGTGTTTGACGAAATCATAGACACCAGCGAGGATACCGAGAAAACCGCTGATGACAATCAAACCACCGATACAGATAACGGCAAAGATGCCGAGACCACTGAGTAAAGCAAGCATTCTAAGCACCCCCCCTGAGAAATTATCTTTATATGCTTATTATACCAGAAAGGAGGCGGTTTTTGTGGCTGCAGGAAAAATTTTTGCAATATCTTTTGCCATAGGCGCGGCAATGAATGCCAGCTTTTCCACGGCAATGAGCCGAGGAAGCATGGCCATGCAGCAACTGAAAGAGAAAACCAGCCTTTTGAATGCCGAACAAAAGCGGCTGGATAGAGTATGGCAGGAATCTCAGAACCAAATGCGGATGTATAGCCGTCAGATGCAGCAACTGCAGGCACAGTACAGTCAAGGCAGAGTTTCAGAGAGCCAGTATCAAAGCTCAATGCAACGGATTGCGCAGAGTATGCGCAGTGCCGGCATGAGCGCGGAAGATTACCGGGGGCACCTGCAACGGTTGCGCAACGAGATGCAGCAGACACAAAACGCCGCTAGACGGTTGGAGGCGGCCCAGGCAGGGAAAATGGCGGCCAAAGCAAATCTGACCAATGCTTTTGCAGGGGCGCAGGCAACTGTTGCCACGGCTGGCATGGTTGCGGCCCCATTCATTGGCGCGATTGAAACCGCGGCTAATTTTGAACAGGCTATGTCAAAGGTGCAAGCTATTACCCGGTCAAATGATGCGGCCATGAAGCAGTTAACCGATAATGCCCGTATGCTGGGTGAAACCACTCAGTTCAGTGCTACGCAAGCCGCTCAGGCAATGTCGTATCTAGGTATGGCTGGTTGGGATGCCAATCAGATTATTGGCGGTATGCCGGGCCTTTTAGCGCTGGCGGCAGCGGGCGGCACGGATTTGGCAAGAACTGCTGACATTGTTTCTGACGATTTGACGGCTTTTGGCCTATCAGCTGATCAGGCCGGCCATATGGCGGATGTGTTTGCGGTAACCGTTACCCGCACCAATACCAACGTGGAAATGCTGGGCGAAACCATGAAATATGCCGCACCAGTAGCAAAAGCCTTTGGCGCGTCGATGGAAGAAACGGCGGCGCTGGCTGGTATTATGGCTAACAGTGGTATCAAGGCGAGCCAGGCAGGTACGTCTTTGCGAGCAGGCTTTTTGAGATTAGCAGGCCCGCCAAAGAAATCTGCAAAAGCCATGCAGGAATTAGGTATATCACTGTCAGACGCCACGAAACAGCAACAGGAAGCACAAGATGCTTTGAAAGAGCTGGGGATCAGCATGGAGGATATGAGCGGCAAGCCTAAAAAGATGTCGGCTATCCTCACAGAGTTGAAGAATAAAACTGCAGAATTAGGCCAAGAAGAACGACTGGCCACGTTGCAGAAAATATTTGGCACCGAGGCGGCCACCGGCTGGTTGGCGGTGCTGGATGCAGGCCCTGAGGTATTTGAAAAACTGGTAAATGAAATGGAGCATAGCGACGGTGAGGCTGAAAAAATGGCCAAAACCATGATGAACAATGCTAAAGGTGCATTTACTCAGTTCAAGAGTGCCGTGGAAGGGCTGGCAATATCTTTCGGTACTGTGTTCCTACCAGCTATAACGGCAGGAA